CTAAAGTCGACCAAAGCAAGGACCTGCTAGGAAGAAGGGCTACCATGATTTCAAGTATCGCAGAGAGTTTTCTAATGGGCCTGACCTGGTTTCGACGGGGCAATAAGTAGGAAGATGGACGATCCGACACAGAGAGTCGTTAAAAGTAAATCAAAGTAAACGCAAACGAAGAACGTTTCGCATTGGCTGCCTAAACTCAGCCTAGGGTTTCGGTGGGTTTCCTCGTAACAGAATAACCCACCATTTTACACACTCACACACACTTAAAGGAGATTAATATGAGTGAATCGGCGTTTGGTATTAGACTTGAACTTCTTAAAATGGCAAAAGAAATGCTTGAGCATGATTACTTTACCAGGAAAGAAGCAGAGAATCAACTATGGTTTTTGAAATGTGAAATGGCAAAGACAAAGGGTGAAGATTTGCCTGAGTCGATGCATATTCCATATCCATCCACAGCAGATATACTTGCGAAAGCAAAAGAACTCAATCGCTTTATTAGCGAAAAACACTAAGATATAGGGTTTCGGTGGGTTTCCTCGTAACAGAATAACCTACCATTCAAAACTACAAAGAGAATATATGGAATTACATAAAAGAACATTAACAAGAGCTATAAGCTGGAGAATCATAGCAACTTTAGTAACTGCTATATGGACAGGAATAGAAGGAGCAATAATTATCAATATTTTTATGACTCTTGCACACTATATTCATGAGAGAATATGGCTAAAAATTAATTGGGGTAAAAATTAAGATATAAAGGTTTCGGTGGGTTTTCGTAACAGAATAACCCACAATTTAATTTTATGTGGGAGGTAAACTTGGCTAATGGAATTTATAAAGTAACAGAAGATTTTGAAAAGGCACTCTCTGATTACACTGGTGCACCGTATGTTGTGACAGTAGACAATCAAAGCAATGCACTCTTTCTGGCACTGACATATGAAAAAGTGACAGGCAAAGAGATTACAATTCCATGCAGAACTTATCCTAGCGTTCCCTGTGAAATTATTCATGCAGGAGCAAAGGTGAAGTTTCATCATGTAAAAGGTAGAACAATCAAAGGTGCATATCAACTCGCACCATCAAATGTGTGGGACAGTGCATTACGATTCACTGCCGATATGTACATTCCTGGCTCTCATATGTGTATTTCATTCACTGGACCATACAAGCATTTCAAGCTATCGAAGGGTGGTGCTATTCTCACAGATAACCATGATGCATATCTATGGTTTAAAAGAGCACGATATAGTGGTCGCAGAGAGTGCTCTTATCATGATGATTATTTTGATATGCTTGGATGGAACTTTTACATGATGCCAGAATTAGCCGCAAGAGGATTGCTTTTGATGAATCAGTTTTATAATTTAGACGGTACAAAAAAACACAATGAAGATTTAGAACTTCCATATCCTGATCTAAGCAAATTTGAGGTGTACAACACATGAATAAGTATGTAATATTTGGTTCTGGTGGGCTTGCTAAAGAAGTTATCGGGTACTTGATCGAAATGTACGGATTCAATCACGGAATCTGTGCTGTAGTGAGTACCGAACCATTTAACAATCCAGTATACAATGAGATGTTTCCCGTTAGGTCTGAACTTCTTCCTGGGGAATTTCCAGAAGCTAAATTTATCTTAGCAGTTGCTGATCCTAAAGTTAAGAAAATTATTGTCGAAAAAAACGAAGATCGTTGGACGAATTTTATTCATTCTTCTGCGACAATTTCACCTTTCGCTAAATTAGGCAAAGGTGGTGTTTTTGCTCCGCTTGTTTTGTTGGCAGGAGATTGTGTAATTGGTGATTATGTTTTTATGAATAGCAATGCAACTGTGGGCCATGATTCCACTATCGGTGATTATACAACTCTTTTTCCAAATACCGAAGTCTGCGGCGATTGTAATATTGGACATTCGTGTGTTTTTGGTATTGGCTCTTATGTTGTTCCAAAAGTGAATCTTCCTGACAACACTAAAGTAGGTGCAGGTGCAGTTGTTTGGAAAAGCATCGATGAACCTTGTTTACTGATTGGTAATCCAGCATCACCCAAAGCCCCAAAAACATGATTGTTTCGACACAAGAATCTTTAGACTTACTCACGGCAATCAGCAAGTCTATCGAAGAAAAAACTTTTCATCATCATTATCATGTTCTCTATGATATTGCAAAAACTTTTTCTAGCGATTATGCCCTGCAATATCTTGAGATTGGATGTTATGCTGGAGGGTCCGCTTGTCTGATGCTACAGCGAGAAAACACCTCAGTCACTTCAATCGATTTAGGTCATCCAATACCCAAAAAGACTGTTATGGAAAATGTTGCCAAGCTAAACAAGCACAACAATCTATATCAGTACATTGAAGGAAACTCACAAGTAAAATCTACTTATGACAATCTAGATTCAACGTATGACATAATTTTCATCGATGGAGATCATTCATATGATGGTGTGTTAAAAGATTTCGAAATCTACTCAAAGTATCTGAAGCAAGGTGGCTACATTGTCTTTGATGACTACAACGATTGGGTACATTCTCCTGAAGTGAAGTCGGCAGTCAATTTTTTATGCGATAAACATTCTTCCGAATTTGAAATCATTGGAACACTAAAGAACACCTTGAACGCAAGAGGGTTTGATTCAAATTTTCTTGACGGAAATTGCTTTATCATTAAACAAAAATGAAGCTTGCAATTGTAACACCAACGTATCAAAGAAAAGATGGTAAAACGCCAACTTATCTCAATCGCGTTATAGACTCTCTGAAGAATCAAACATACAAGAATTTTAAATTTTTTTTGATTGGAGATAAGTACGACGACGATGAAGAATTTAATAAATTCTCAGAATCTTTGACTGGCATCGAGCACTATCTTGAAAATCTACCAATCGCAAAAGAAAGAGACAAATATTCAATAGGTGATAGAAAACTATGGGTTTCTGGTGGCGTAAATGCATATAATCATGGGCTGCAAAAAGCTTTAGATGATGGTCTTGATTGGATTTGTCATTTAGACCATGATGATTACTGGAGTGAAAATCATTTAAGTGAAATCGTCAACATCATCAACACCGTAAGCAATGTGGCACTGGTGTACACTTGCGCACAATACTTAAAAAATCAATGTATTCCAGGCGTAAAATTAGATGATAAATATGAAGAGAGATGTCCAGAACCAGTAAATGTTGCACACTCATCAGTGTGTATTAATCACAAGTTGCTACCTCTAAGGTATAGAGATGTTTTTGAAGAGACAGGAGAAGTTTTAGAAGCTGACATTGATATGTGGCGAAGAATATCAAAGGCCATTAAATCTTCTGAGTATAAAAGTATACTTGTAAGAAAAAAAACTTGCTATCATACCGAAGAAGGCGTTTCTAGGTAGCACAAAAATCGAAAAAGGAAATATGTATGGGCTTTTTTACGAAAGCTGCATTTATATTTGCCATCACATTCACAATATCTCATGACGCAAGCGCACCGATTCCAGTAAACGGAATTAATTATATTCAGATAATACCACGTGTAAAAACGATAGACTATGATGACATATTATGGATGGCAATCAATATCTACTACGAAGCAAGAAACCAACCACAACTTGGTAAGATTGCCGTAGGCCTAGTCACGCTCAATCGAAAGAAACAGGACAACAAACCTACAATTCATGCCGTGGTAACTGAACCGCGACAATTTTCATGGTACAATCCGTACATTAAAACTGCCAAAGTAAGAATGCCAACTGATTCTGACATATGGCGAGAGTGTCTTAGAATTGCCGAATATGTCTTGCGTCTAGACGATGATGATGCTATAATATTATTCTTTGAAGGTATAACTCATTTTCATACAACAAAAGTTCACCCACCATGGAGAAAAGGTATGATAAAAGTTGTTCAGATAGAAGACCACATTTTTTACAGGAAGAAATAATGGTAGAAAATTTAAAGATTTTGACTCAAAAAGAATTTGAAGAAAGCATCAAATGCATCGTAAGAGAAAAGAAACTTAATTCAATCATCGATGCAATCGTTATGTACTGCGAGAAAAATAAAATCGAAATTGAAACAGCAGCATCTCTCATAACTCCAAGAATGAAAGGTCTAATCGAATCTGAAGCCATCAAAAATAAAATGATCAAAAGCAAAAAGGCTAAACTGCCGATCTCTTAACATGGATGCATTTGATGCGTACAAAATATATGTCGCTTTAAAAAACCATTTCACAGTAGAGTCTTATGACTATTTTAAATATGGTAAAAAATCGAAAACTAACTTTGACGCTTTTTTAAAACGGCGAGATAAAATATTCTTTGCAAAACTTGGCAATAGAAGAGGTGATCATCTTGAAGATTTTCTAGTATCAAATTTCATATATGATCCCAAAATATGGATCGGAGAATTGTTATCCGACTCAAGTGAAACTCGATATAAAAACTGGAAGAAAAAGCATGAATCATTGACATACAACTTTACAAATGAAATTGATTTTTTCTCGATTCTATCGAGTGAAGATTTTGAAAATTTGTTCTCGGTGAACAGTGGCGAACATCCTAAAATTATATTAAAGTATCTTCAAGGCGAAATTAGTATTGAGACTCTTGTTATCCTAGACTCCATATTGAATTTCATTCGAAGATATGATAAGATTATTACTGATCCAGTATATAAAGAGGTTAGCAATCTATGCAAAAAGTACCGGCCCTTCTTAAGGTTCGAACAAGCAAAGATGAAATTAGTGGTGAAAAGCAAATTGAATCTAGGGTAATAAAGAAAATTTGTTTTTTACTTTCTAAAAATCCGTCTTCAAGTATTATACATAGTGATGTACATTATGAGAAGAGTGGACAAGACTTACAAACAGCAAATACATTTTAATACGAGGTAACCAACATGGCAACATCATTCTCAGAACTCAAAAAGTCCCGCACCCGAGATTTGGAAAAGCTAACCAGCGAAGTTTCCAAACTCAACTCAAAAGAAGAAAAGAAATCATACGAAGACCTTAGGTTTTGGAAGCCCACCGTAGACAAAGCAGGTAACGGTATGGCAACCATTCGTTTTCTCCCCGCACCCGAGGGTGAAGACATGCCCTGGATTCAAATCTTTTCACACTCATTTCAAGGACCAACTGGTCAGTGGTACATCGAAAACTCTTTGACCACACTGAACAAAAAAGATCCAGTCAGTGAGTACAATACTCTACTCTGGAACAGCGGTATCGAATCAGACAAAGAGATTGCACGAAAGCAGAAGCGTAAACTGAATTACATTTCGAACGTTTATGTTGTTCGTGATTCTGCAAATCCCGACAATGAAGGTAAAGTTTTTCTTTTCAAGTTCGGCAAGAAAATCTTTGATAAACTCAATGATCTAATGAACCCTGAATTTGAAGATGAGACCCCCGTTAGCCCATTCGATCTGTGGGAAGGTGCTAACTTCAAACTTAAGATTCGTAAAGTCGAAGGTTATCAAAACTACGATAAGTCTGAGTTTGAGTCGCCGTCTCCGCTCAGTGAAGACGATGAAGAACTCGAACGTATCTGGAAGGCAGAGCATAGTCTGAAAGAATTCTTGGATGAAAAGAATTTCAAATCGTATGATGTACTCAAAGCTAAACTCAACACAGTTTTGAATCTAAACAATGAAGAACGTGTTGAACAAAAGCAGACTGTGACAAAGGAAGAATCTAAAGTCAGCAAGACTGCTGAAACTTCTAAGTCTTGGAAAGATGACGAAGACGATGATGAAGCAATGAGTTATTTTGAAAAGCTAGCACAAGACTAAAAACGAAAGCCCCGAAAGGGGCTTTTTTATACCCTAGCTAAAAAGAATCCGTTAGTCAGATTTCTATCATTACTGTTCAGAATAGGATGATAATCTCTAACTTTATCATCGTTCATAATGATTGCTGTTGGTGATGATGTCGATGCATTCACAGAATTATCTATGTACAGAGGATTTGTTGATCCGCCAGCGGCAGAGCCACCTTGATTTGTAGTTCCAGTATAACCACCAGTCACTAAGAATTCACCGGATGCACCTGAAGTTCCTGATGACACTTGAGTGGATGGCTGTGAAGAAAAATAAGGAGTATATGTGGGACTGTCAACGTATGTTTGTGCTAAGCCACCAAATGAACCCACAGCATATTCTCCAGTATATCCGATAGAAGAAGACACTTCACCAACATAATTTGCAAAAGGTGCAACAAGGTCAGTAACAACTTGTTCGGTTTCTTTTGCCTTTTCCTGTTTTTCTACCTCTAGATTGATAAATGCTTTTAGTGCATTATCGAACTCATCGGCAAAATCCATAAGCTTGAATCCCATGCTGGTATCTTTTTTATTCAGAGATTCAACAACTCCTCTAAACGTGTCGTAATTTTTTCTTAGGGTTGCTTCAACGTCAATCACCCCTTCGCCAGTTAAAACTTTAGAGAATTCTTGAAGACCTTCCACCTGCTTGAAAAGTTCAGTGCCTTGAAATCCTGATATAATCTTTTCGGTTTCTTGTGCCATTCTCTTTCTATTTGATTCCATGATATACATATTCTTTTCAGTTTCAGTATACATGATATCAAAATAAGTTCCAACAACACGACTAAAGTTTTCACGCTGTTGATCTAAAGTATCTCCACCAAACGTTCCAATCAGACTTTGCTTAAACCCAGCCAAATCTGCTAAAGTTTTTGATCTGAAAGTTTCGGATAATTTATCGGCCGTGAATCCTAACTTAAACATTGCATCATCAAAAATTATGGTGCTGTTGGCTAAGTTAGCCATTGTTTGAATTAATTCTTCATTTGCAAATTTAAACTTCTCAACTCCAGCATAGACCGTTTGAATCATATTATTAGAAAATGATGTGATCATATCACCAAATGCTTTGGCCATTCCTGCTTCATCTAGACCTTTTAAACTCATACTAATTTGCTGAGTGAAGTTTCTTGTTTTTTGTGCAGCCTCATCACCGTAGCCAAGTATTTGACCATATGATCTAACAAGTTCATTTCTACTAGAAATAGCACCGCCAATTGCATCTAAAGATTCTTGGTCTACTGCCGAAACTTCAGTTCCGCTTCGATCACTTCTGTATCGTCCACCTTTTTGAAACCAATTCTTATATTGCTCAAGGCTGGTGGCATCTTCTCCAAGCGTTCCTCTTATACCATAATCTGTGTATTCTTTGGCCTTCATACCAAACAGTCTGTTCAACACTGCACCACCTAAACCGATTAAAGGTGCGAATGGTGTCAATCCAGGAATCATAGCAGCGGCGCCAACTAACTTATTGAAATTTTTGTTTATCGAATAGCCACCAGAAAGACCCTCTGCAAGACCATATGCAGAAAAGCCTCCTAAAAGAGATCCGGCCAAAGCGCCGCCGGCGGTGGCGCCGCCAGTAGACATAGCACCTGAAAATCCTGAAAGACTTCCTGTGCCCATAGACATACCAGCACCGAAGTTAGCCATACCAGCACCTAGTTGTCCACCTAATGATGTAAAGCCTGCTGGGCCAAACGCTCCTTGTGCAAGTGCTGAACTCATTAATGACGAACCGCCAGATGTTAGCAGTCCAGCCAATCCAGGAATCATTCCCCCACCTAAAAGTTTGTTGACAGAGCCGGCGACACCCATACCGATTTGGCCTAGTGATGATGCGCTTGTGATTCCCTGAAGACCTAGTGCATTACTTAATGAACCTGTTAAACTAAAACTCGATAGACCTTTACCGCCAAACATTTGCAGAGAACCTAAAAGGCTGCTGATAACAGGAGATGCAACATTCATCATCGCCATATTACCAAGTAATCCTTTCACGCCTATTTTGTCACCAAGTTGTCGAGTTAGAGCATACGACAGAAGAGGAACCATAGCAGGCATTGATCTACTCAATCTAGACATTGCAGAAGGTGTTCCTGCCATACCAGACTCAAGAGCAAGAATGTCTTGTTCTCCTGGGAATGTCGCCATAAATGGCATTTGAGGTGGGCCTGAGTAATACGGTCCATAAGGAACACCACCCATGCCTCCCATAGAAACACCACCCATACCTCCCATAGGAGCATATGGATTAAATCCTCCTGATGTCATCATCGGATATCCATATATCGTAGATGGGGCCATCATACCCCCACCAGGCATGCCAATCATTGTTCCGCCGCCGATGCCACCGAAACCGCGCGCGCCGCCGTACATACCAGTCATGCCACCAGTTCCAAATATAGGAGCAAATGGCGAAGCAGTTGCCATTCCAAGATTTATCGCTAACTGATTCAAACCTTGTTCATATCCTAAGAAACTTCTAATTCCTGTTGGGACGCCACTCAAGCCAAAGATCATATCTTCAATTGCCATATCCTTATATTTTTTCTCTTGATCTTTTAGGCTCTTATAAATTGTTTCTCTTTGGGAAATTTGTTGGCGAAGAGAGACAAGCGCACCATATCGTTGTTGCTGATTGGCATTAAATCCTCCAGCAGCGCCGGCCTTAATTAATTCTGCCATAGAGAAGCCAGTTTCTTTTTCAAGCTTTACTAGTTCATTTCTTGAGTTTGCCAATTCTCGTTCAACTTGTTTCATCTGAGGTCTAAATTGTCTGGACGCAATCAGATTATTGATCGAACGATTCAATTGTCCGGCCTTCATTCCTAATGCGGGAGCCATTGTATTATTGATGAATTGATCTAAGTAATTTCCTGCAAGATTATTAAATATGTACGCCATTGGTGCACCCATCTGGTCACCAAATATTTTTGTTCCGCCGCGAATGAATCCTTGTACAATTCCAGGCTGATTAGCAATGTTATATCCAGCCCTAGATGTTTGTCCACCAAATCCCATTGGGCCTACCATCTTTGAAAAGGCCTGTCTATACATCTGAATCATGTTATTGTTAAACTGATCTTGTAACTGCGCCCTCTCCTGTCTGTAAGACTCATCGTTTCTATAATAATCTCTGCTTAAGAAATATTGATCTTTACTATATTGCGCATTTTGACCCCATAAATCCATGGCGGATGGAGACATTCTTTTGCGAAAAGCGAGTGCTCCACCTTCAGCAAAAATTGTTCTGAATTGTTCACTGAACGCTTCTAGTGATGTGAAAGTTCCATTTTTAACAGCTTCTTCAAGTTCCTGGACAAAAAAGTCTTTACCTGGTGCTTTTCCTTTATATAGGTTGGGGTTGTTTCGGGTCTTACCATAAAGAGTATTGTATACCGCATCTATCGCGGCATATTCGCCCACGATAGGATTTGTTCCTGTCACTGCGGAAACAGCGAGAGCCGTGTTCCTAGCATTACTCGCGTTTCTCATCATCGCGGCGCCAAGATCAGAGTCTTCATAATCTA